CTTCGGGTTTCGAGGATCGAAATGCCCAAAGTTGGTCGTTTTCCAATTTTGCAATCGCAGTGTTGAGGGTTTCGTCCTCAAGTAGCTGCTTGGCCTTGCGGCCTTTGTTTACCTGGTCTTCATTTGTCACTTACTGTGCCATTCCTTGAAAGGTTGATGGGGGCATCATCGGCTGCATCGGTGGCTGCTGCTGCTGCTCAATAAACTGAGCCGCCTGCTGCTGTGCCAGCGCTGCCTGCTGACGAATTGCTTCACGATCAATATTCTGAGCCGCATCGATCTCAGCCGTACTGATCTGTGAGTTGTACTTTAACTCAATTTCATACTTTTTGAGGTACAGGTCTTGAGCCATCTGGTCGCGCTTCAAATCGTCATCCATGACCATCTGCTGGCGCTTGAGTTCTAACTCTGCCGCCTTCTTCTGGATGTCGGCCTTGATGGACTCGGCCTGAACCTGTGCCAGCAACTCCTCTGGGGTGGCCTTGGGCGCTGGTGGCGCTGGCGGCACATAGTCGGCAGGGATGTCCTGAAAGTAGCTGGACGCATCCTTAAACCCAGACAACTCCACGATCTTGCGCAGCGTGTTGGAAAACTGCTGCGGCGTAACCAATGGGTTTTGCGTGCCAAGCTGCTGCAAGATCTGCTCTTGCTTGGCCATGATCATCATCAAGCCTTGCAAACGCTCGTTAGTGTCGCCATTACCAAGAGCAATGTTAATGTTGGCGTCCATGTTAGCGTCCCAATACCTTGGGTCGATCTGCACCCACTCGTTGCGCATCCGCACCATGCGAGCCTTGTCCTGATGCGTGGTGGCCAAGAACAAAATGCCTTTGAACAACTTTTTCATGCCCTCGGCCAGAATGCGTGCCGTCAACTCAATGCGGCCTTGGCTGGCTGAAATCGTTGCATTGACCGCCGCCTTGGTGGACGATTGCAGCGCATCAGCGTTCAGACCCATCGCCGCCTTGCTCATGCCGGTGCGGTCTTCCTTGATCTGATCCATGTATTCCATCATCGGGAATGCGGCCTGACCGACAAATGGGGTGGTCAAGGGTTGAACCATCCCAGGCGCACGCATCCGAATAATCGCACCCGTCTCATTGTTCAGCACATCGTCAATGTTGACCTGACCCTCAACCACCGCCGTGCGGGGGTGGATAGACTGAGCCAAGCTGTCCAGCGTGTTGCGGAGGATTTCCGACTTGATCTCTTGCAGGTCGCGGGTGATGTCAAAAATTGACATCGCTTCCAGTGGGCTGGTGTGCGGCTCTGGATCGCACGGGAAGTCAGCAAATGGAATGTAGCTGGCCGGCAGATTCCTGACCACCTTGTAGCCGCCGCCCATGCAGCAGACCTTGCGCAACTCGGCAATGCCGTCATTGTCAAAGTCCACACGGGAATACGCCTCAATGTACAAAACCCTGCGCATCATCGGGTTGGCAGCGTCATTCGTGCCAAATGTGGTACTCAGTGGCTGCCGCGCCAAGTACTCGTCATTGCTGTCCAAGTCAGTCGTTGACAGATTCTCTTCAATCTCGTCTTGGTCGTAGCCCATCGCAATCAGGTCAGCCACAGTCGCCATCTGCCTGTGGGCAATGATGGTGCAATCGTCAAATGATCGAGCACGCCGATCAAGCAGCAATTCCTCTGGCGGCACGGCCATGATCCTGATGCGGCCATCCTTGGTGATGCGCTTGATCTGCACATCGTGAATCATCGGTGCTGGCATCGTCACCGGCTGGCCCGTCATCGGGTCGATCGTGGTCATCTGCATCTCGTCAATATCTGGGTCTGGGTAGGACACCACGATCTTGACCTCAGCCCCAGGCTCCTGCATCAGCATCTCTAGCGTCTGGTCATCCAGACCAGAATACTCTTCAATCCTCACCTTTTCTTCGTCTTCCCACCAGAATTTCGCAATGCCGCACTTGCGAACCAGCGCATCCTTGAAAATAGCGTAAGTCGTTAAAAACCCGTTGTTGTCGTTCTGGAATACATAGTTGGCGTAGTCGGTGGACTGCTGCGCCATCTTGACATCTTCAGGCCCACGGGGCGCAAACTCGACAACACTTTCTGAACTGAAAAATACGCGCATCAGGCTGGGCAGCATGGCGCTGACAGTGTCGCGCACCTCCATCGCCACCACCTTGCTGTTGCCCTCGACCTCGTTTCCAAACAGGTCGCCTCGGTAGTACTCAGTCCCCTTGGCCCGTGTGGGCGACAGGTCGCTGTCCACATAACTCACCGCATCGGTCAGGTCTTGCGTGATGATCGCTTGCAGTTCCGCATCGTCCATCGGCTCGGTGGCTGCAATGTCGGTGGATAGATTTTCAGTGACTTTTTCAATCATGGCTTGACCTTTGTTAGAACCACATACATGGAGTCCACAGCCCTCGGGGTGCGGATGATTTCGTCTTGTGGCAATTCTAGTGCTTCTCCCACCTTTGAGAGCCTCATTTCCAGCATGGTCAACTCAAACCTGTCTGGCCAGCCTAAGTACCAGTGCCAATCGGTGTAATAGCGCCAAGAGTTCTCATTGAATGCCCTGACATGGGTTGGATCTTGCCACGCGCCAAGGCTCAACTCGTATGGCACATGAATCCGCATCTCCCCGCCCACCTTCAGCAATTCTTTGCAATTGGTCATGGCGGTAACCAGATCTGGCAAATGCTCCAAAATGTCATTGGCCAAGATCACATCAAACATGCCGCGCTCAATTGTCAGCAGCCCCTTGCGGGTCTTGAGCACTTCACCCCAATTGACTTTTGTAATGTCCAGCAGCCAATCTGGCTTGACCCTTGCCTGAATATCTGCATTCAAACAATCTTCACGCCAATCTTTTCCAGAGCCTAGATTAAGAATCAAACCATGCCTTTGCGTAAGTTGGACGATTTTCTTTGATCCACGGCAGCGCATCGTTGTGCAGTTTGTTGCCGTCAAAGCCAATTGTGTTGCTGCCGATGTGGTGGACATAGCTGGCACTTACAAAATGCGAGTAGCCTTTTTCGATCAGATCCCTACAATGCACATCATCTGAGTACCAATTCAGAGGGGGAAACTTTGCCTCCTCAAAAGCATCGCTTGAGATCCACGCAAAGATCGGGCTGATCTCCTCGGCCATCTTGATGTGCGCTTCGGATGGAAACTTGTAAAAGTTCAGCCTTTCAGGTTTCTCAGTAATCCTCACATTTTGACAAGCCCGTGCGGCATCAGTCCTTGATGCAACCCAGCCGGCCTTGACGCTGTGCATGGTCTTGATGATCGCCACATCCTCCATCAGCACCTTCACGCTGGTGGGGGTCAGCACAATGTCATCGTTGGCCACGATGCAAGATGACCAATCCTTTAGCGCCGCATCGATCACCTCGTTGTAATCATCGCCAAAGTTCCTTGGCTGGCCGTAGATTTTGTGGTCAGCCTCAAAGTTTTCAAGCACTGACTCTGGCCCTCGCAGATAAACCGGACACTCTGGCGCGTACTGCTTGATCGACTCCAGCAGCACGGCCAGACCATGCCCCCTGACTGTGGCAATGACAATGGGACAGATCATTTCTTGGCCTTGTTTCTGGCGCTGATCGCCGCCGCCTTACTTTTGGCATCAGCCTTGGAGCTTGCGCCCCATGCCTTCAGACTCAGCAGCAACCTGGTCGGCTTGCCGTCTTTGTACTCAGGGCCATCATTGCCGGCCATCCGTGCCAAGAACGATGCCCGTCTCGGGTTGTCGCCGGCCTTGACGGGTGGCTTGATGTCTTGGCCGGCAGCCTTCAAGCTGGCGCGGCCCTTGGCATTCAAACCACCGGATGGGCTTTTGCCCTCCTTGCGCTGCCAAGCCGGTGTCTTCATTTCTTCTTGACAGGCTTGGCGGTCTTGGCCGCTGCCTTGAAGTCAGCAGCGCTTGGTGCGCCCTTAGAACCAGGCTTGCGCATCTTCTCTTTGCTGCCGGCTGCGATACGCGCCTGTTTTGCATTGATATTTTGATAGAGTCCAGCTTTCATTCCTCTTCTCCCTCTTCGTAGTTTTCAGATTCTTCACCCTCTTGCTCACCCGTATTCGGGCCGCCCACCACCCATGCATCGCATGTCCGGCTGGCTGCACACTTGAAATCAAAGATCTCGCAGTAGCCCAGATCTGCCAGCTTGATCGTTCCCCACGGGTCAGCCTCCATGCCGATGCCTTGGGCAATGCATGCCTTGATATTGTCAGAAACATTGAATGCCGCGCAGTTCCCGCACAGGCTTTGCTTGGAATCGTCAATGCTCACATCCCACTGGTCTGCCTTCTTGCGCCAAAAAGCCTCGTTGGGCAGCTTGGGATTCTCAGGGCCATAGGCCGCTGTGGTGATCGCCTTGGCCCGATTCTTCAGGTTGAGCGTGATGTCTTGCGTTGGCATCGGGCAGTTCTCGCCTGCACCCATGTCCTCGCCCTCTTCCTTGTCCATGACTTGGCTCATGGTGCGCTGTAGCGTGGCCATTATTTTCTCGCCTTGTTCTTTGCCGTGCGCTGACCGCGCATGGGCAGCTTGGCTTCAGACATGGCAATCGCCACCGCCTGCTTGGGGTTGGTGACCGGCTTGCCACTTGATGTCAGCTTGCCCGACTTGAACTCGCCCATCACCTTGCCGACCTTCTTTTGAGCCTTGGTCATCATTTTCATAAATCCCCCTGGTTGTGAATGTCCAATTATGCAGTTCTTGATAGGTTTCGGCGTAAGGGTTGACTCCACTTGCTGCTGGCCGCCGACCCGTACATCCCCGCCACGGCGTCACTTGCAAAGGTCAAAACAAAGGCATCAGCCTTGTCTGGTGACGGCAGACCCCTCTTTTTGATCTCATCCTTGCCCTCAATGGCAATTTTGCCATTGCTGGTGAAGGTGTAGCGCACTGTGGCCAACTCACTGATCAGCACATCATCCTTGGCCAGTTTGCAGTCCCGCGCCTCCAGCCACGCCTTGGCCTTGTACCAAAGCTCGGCCTTCAGGTTGCGGTAAGTCCCGCCCATCGCTGGGCTTTCTGAGACATTGATTCCTCGCGCCGGCAGACCCAACTCCCGCAGCCGATCCACCACCCCAGCCCCCAGACCAATGCTGTCCACCAAGATTTCCCGTGGCTGCTCACTCGGGGCAAGCGCATTGAACTCGGCCACCACCGCACCCGTCAACTGCATCAAGTCCAGATTCTTCCAAGTGCGGATGCTCTCCGTCACCACATTGCCCTGCCGCTTGCACAGCGCTGACCTGTCACTCCCGAACCGCGCCACATCCAGCCCCCAGACCATCGGCGCTGATTTGCTGGCCGCCACATCCCTGTGCAGCGCACTCTCCAGCAGATCCATCGGGATGACAGTGTCATCGTCCCCTTTTGGAAACTCCCCGATCACCCTGATCCGGTAGACATTGCTCTCCTCGCCATACCTCATGGCCATCTCTTTGACATACTCATCACTCACCCGTGGCGAGTCGGTGCATGCCACCTGAAAGGTTGTCCACTCCTGCGCCAGCCTTGTGTGCGTGTCGTAGAAAAACCCGCTGCTCCGCACCGGATTGCCCAGCAGCAGGGTCACAGCATTGTGGCCAGACATCGATCCAGCCGCAGCCTCAAAGACCTGCTCTGGAACACCAGACGCCTCATCGGCCACCAGCATCACATACTCAGAGTGAATGCCCTGCAGAGCCTCGGGCTGCTCGGCCCGTGATGTCCTTGCCGAAATAAACATCTCCGTGGGCGCAGCGTTGAACTCAATCCTCTCCTGCTTGACAGTCAGCAGGGTCTGCAATGGCGCAGGCATCGCGTTGATCCAGCGCTTCAACTCCGCAAACATCGCGTCATACAACTGGCTGCTGGTCGGCGCGGTCACCACCACCTTGACGGGGCTGCGGGTCATAAAGTACCAGAGCATCGCCCACGAACTGGCCGTACTCTTGCCCACCCCGTGGCCAGACCGCACGCTGATCTTTCGATCCCCTCGGGCAATCGCCCCCAAGAACTTCTCTTGCCACGGGTCTGGGTCTACGCCCAGCACCTCCTTGACAAACAGCACGGGGTCGTTGTGGTATCGGGCTACCCACTCGGCAAAGACATTGTTTTTGATCATGCGTTCTTCTCCCTCAAAGCCCGTTCTACAGCCTCCATGAACACCAGCCAGTCAGCAGACATGGCCCCGCACTCAAGCGCAATTGCCTCGCGCTCCCACTCGGTCAGGCCGACCCATTGCCGGTTTGAGGAATGCTTTTGAGGAATCTGAGGAATGGCTTGGGTAATGGCTTGGTGCTCAGGCAACACCTGTATCCGGTCAAACATCGCCTTGCCCTTATCGTAGAAGTCGTGGTTTTTCCCTGTGATGTAGCTCTTTTTCATATCAACAAGCTCCATATCCAAAGCCCCGTAAAGAACAGCAGCAGACAGACCACCATCAGCGCCACCAGCACAAAGCCAACAACAACACTGCCGATCATCTGCCATGTTTCCGGCACTGGCTCAATGTCATCCGGCACTGCCGGATACGGCTTGAGCTTGCGGGTTTCCAACTCTGCCGTGGTGAAGTGGCAGTCCATGCCGCAAGTCGGCTGGCGTGGGCATTCACGATACCCCGTGTCGCACATCCTGGTCATGTCGCCACCTCCTCAGTGTTGGCCAAGTACGCCTTCAAGCGCTTGACTCGTTGCTTGTTGTAAGTCACCAAAGCTGTCGCGTATTCGACCCCAGACTCAGCTTGCAGCAGTGCATGCTCGGCATGCATCAACTCATGCGCCACGGCCTGCGCCGGCGTCACGGTCTTGAGCATCAACCTCAATTCAGTCCACAGATATTTAATCATCGTTTCTCCCTTTTAATAATTCGACCAATTGTCATATCACTAACTTCAAATCTCTTAGCGATCTCTGTTCTAGTTATTCCTTGACTAAATAACTTTAATACTCTGGCAATAGATATATTAATTCTCGGTCTGCCAGCACCCTTTCTTTTGCCGCCATGCGTCATTTATATCTATCCTCTTTAATCGCAATCTCAATAACTTCCTTCATGTCATCACTGATTAACTCGAATATATCCGCGCCATTTACCCAGACCTCGACCAGATATACCTGCTCAGGGATGGCCGGCTCAATTACTACCCCCGCCTCTTTAACTTCAGGCTCTGCGGCCTCCCACTCGTACCAGCACTCCAGTGGCTGGCGGCACAATCCCGTCACATGTTCATGCATCAACTTCATGCTGTCTCTCCTTGTAATGCCCTGCGGATTGCTTCGTGCGAAACAATAACCCCGTGGCTGGTTTTTAAGATATTTGATATTGCCCTAAACGAAATTCCTGTCGCACGCATCTCCTTGGCGTACTTCAGCGCTGCCTGCTCTTCAGGCTTTTCGACCAGGACTGCCGCTTGCCCACTTCCTTGGATGGTGTACCCGAACTTGGCGCTGCCGCCCAGATGGCCGCCAGCCTTGCGCTTGGCAGCTTGCCCCTGCTTCTGGCGCTCCTTGAGCACTCTGCGCTCATGGCCGGCAAAGCTGCACAAGATCTCCAGCATGAGCTGCGCGTAGATGTTGCTGCTGTCAGTGACATCCCCGTGGCCGTTGATGATCAGCTTGACACCAAGCTCTTTGCATTTTTTTATAGACTGCAAGGCATCCAGCAAATCACGGCTGAACCGATCCAGCTTGGCCACGATCACAGTGTCGCCCTGCTGGAGCGTGACTCCGTTGGCTTCCAGCCGCGCAAAGAAGGGGTCAGCACCAGATACGCCGCCATCCTCGATGAACTGGTCAATGACCAGGTTGTGCGTTAGGGCATTGCCCTCAATCTGCCGCTTCTGCTCTTGCATCGAGGTGTTGTCCACCTGCTCCGTAGTGCTCACCCTCACATACCCGTAGACTGTCATTTAGTTGCTCTCCCTGTTAATTTATTGACTCTGAGTGCAATTATGTAGCAGGTTGGCAGGTTGTCAAGTGGTTTTTAAAAAAATTTTTTTTTAGGGGATAAGGGTTGGTAGGTGATTAGTGCCGCATCAGCCGCCCCCGCCAAGGCGCGGGACGGGGGGGGTCGCGGCGCGGCGGCGGCCAGCCGGCGGCCACCAGCCCCAAATTCCGAGGGTTAACCCTCGTTAATGGTGTCTTTGTCAATCCCGTTTACGGGCGTGACAGATCTGTGCCTCAGCGCGTCCAGCGCCAAGCTGCCCAGGTCGATGTTGACCAGAGGTGCGGCTTTGTCGCTGTACTCATCGCTGAGCTTGCCTGCCAGCCACGCACGCCTGTCGCAGCGCAGCTTGGCAAGCTGCACCTCTTGGATCGTTGCAGTGTCCGCAATGTCGATGGTTTGCTCTGCTAAACTCTGAGCGCTTCGCGTGCGTGCGCGTGCGTAGGCCGCCGTGCGCCCCTCGCCGCCTCTATCAACCCATCGATCAAAGGTGGCCGTACCAATCCCCAATACCTTGCACAGTGCGGAAGTCGTGCCGCCGTTTGCAA